ACCCATAATAGCTACCATAAAAGACAGCACGATATTCCATACCATCATTTCCATTATGCAGCACTACCATCGTTCTTAATTAAATATCCTTCAGCTGCGATCGCAACAACATAGGTATTTGCACTTGACTTAAAGCGCAATACAACATCAGTTTTCTCAAGGAAAGGACGCGGCATTACTCGTTGTGCATGGTAATTATTTACAAATGGAGCTTGTTGTGTATACTGAATAACGCCATTTGATGCATACGTTGTATTGCTGTAGGTAATAAAATCAGCAGAACTTCCATTTGCAGAAGTATAAGAGTCAATACGACTTAATAGAAACGTATATCCCGCTGGAACCGTGTAAATAGACATTTGACTACGACCAAAACCCGCTGTTATTTGCGCATAGGTCGTGGTATTAGTCAGGTCTTTTAATGTTATTACCCCTGTAGGAGCCCCTGCTGTTGTTGAAATGCTATTAATACGTAAATACGATTTAGTTGTAGGAACAACGGTTGTACCATTTAATGTCAGTGTCTCTGATTGCAGTGCGTAACTTGCATCTAGGCCCTGAATTAAAATAGTTGAACCGGTTTTATCTGCCCCTGTATTAATAGTGCTCACTAAGTTCATTACCGCAGCGGAAACAGGAAATGTGTATGCTGTTGCATTTTCCCACGCTGGAATAGTTGAAGTAGTTATTGCAGCACCATAACCGTAAATGTTAACTGTGCTATGCCATGATATTTGACCACGTGCAACTTGTAGGTCAAATGGCTCGTATACTCCGACACGGGTGATTGATGATACCGTAGACATAATTTAACTCCTTTAAAGTTAGAAGTTAAAATTAAGCTGGTGAGATAGTAGTTGTACCATCAGAAGAATCAATCCATACAGCTGCTGTTGCTGGACCTTGAGCTACATAGAATGTTTTAGTTGTTGTGTTGTAAAGTGTTGTGCCTAAAACTTTGCCTGTTGTATTAACAGCATTGGCAATTGCGCCCAATGTTACTGATGTTGCAGTTGTAGATGATACTTTACCTGTAAGATTGCCTGTTACGTTACCAGTTACGTTACCAGTTACGTTACCTGTAACTGCGCCAGTGATTTCGCCCACGAAACCATTTAAACTGGTGACCGGGCCTGTGAAGGTGGTTGATGCCATTTGAATTTCTCCATACAAAGTTAAGCTTATTAGTCTTGTATGCGTCTGCCGGGACAGTCTAATAAGCCGGATAAATCCCGGAATACTCACAATATACACTATCTACATAAAAATAAAAGGTCTTTTTGCAATAAAAAAGCCACCCGAAGGTGGCTTTCCATTCTACGTATTACCGTTGAATTAAGGTGTACCTGGTGAACCGAAGATGCCGCGTGGATCGCTGTAACCGAAGCTATAACGCTCACGTGCTTTGTAACGTACGTTACCAGTATCAAAATCACCTTCAAAACCAGTTTTGAACGCAACACGTTCAAACATTTTCATGCCGTTAGGAGCATCAGTTTTGATGAACCAAGCGTCTGGGTCTGTTAAGTAATGGTTTACTGTGTAGCCTTGTGGAACCATACCCATGTTTTTGATAGCGTTGATATCGTTATCAGCAGTACCAACACGTAGAGTAGATTTCAAGATGCGGTCTGAGGTAAATTGTAGTTCTTTAGGAACAATCAATTTTAAACCACGAACAGCGATTTTCAAACCACGCTCATCAGTGAATGCTGCGATGTCAATCAAAGCTTGCTCAAGTGATGTTTCGCTTAAGTCAGCTGGAGTTGACAACTCGTTGCGTAGATCTGGACCAGACAATGTTGGGTGGTCAGTTGCACACAAAGGTTTGCCGTCGCCACCGATTGCTGTGGTGAACGCACCGTTTAACACGGCTGCTGCTTTGATTTGTTTTGTTGTTGCCATTGAACGAGCTAATGCTTTGGTGTAACGAGCAGCAAGTGATGCATACAAGTTATCTTCAACAGCTTCTTCAGTTAATGAATAAGCCAAAGCAATAGTTTCGTGTGTGTAGCGAGCTGTGTAAACTTCTTGAGCATTGTCGTATGAAACGCCAGCACCCTCAGTTTTAACAGGAGCTTCACCGAAGCCAGACAACATTACCTCTTCTTCAAACGCACGGTCAGAAGTTTCGATGTCGTAGATTTGCTCGTGCTCTTTTTCGTAACCCTTGTATTCCATACCGAACAATGCGTTCAGGCCTGGCTCAAGTTCTTTTACTAGTTGGGAACGTGAAATTGCCATGATTAAGCTCCTTGACCAGCAACGCCAGCGCTGCCGAATAGATGTTCATTGATTTTTACAACAGCAACGGCGTTAGTGCCGAATTCGTTGCCTGGAACGTTGTATAAACCAACGATTTTCAAGTTCAAAGCTGCATCTTTACCAATTGTTGATGAATCCAATTCGTATGCAGATTGACCTGTTGTTGTGTTGCCTGAGCCTACAGCTACATCAGCGTTCATACCGATTTGAGCTTGTGTTAAGCCTTCGTCGCATTGAATGATGAATAGTTGTGCTGGATCATCGATAACATCAGCTTGGATAGTACCTTGAGTGATGTTAACGCTGCCTGGATAGTAGTTCTTCCAGATAGGTTTACCTGTTGTTGGGTCAATGTAGTTACAACCGTTGAACACGCCTACTGCTGCAGTGTGTGACGCTGGGTTGAATGCTACTAAATAACCATCATAAACTGTTACCAAGTCGCCTTGGAAAATTGCGCCTGCTTGGTTGTCTGCGATTGTGAAACCGTACTGAGCTTGCGCACCAGTAGCTGAAAGGTTCCCCATTGCACGAAGACCAAAGGCTTTATCTACGTTTGCCATTTTGTCATTTCCTTAAATTAAGTTATTCGGAGGATTTAGGTCCGCCGAACGATACACGGGTCTGACGAGTAGGATTTTGAATTCGCATGGACGAATGTCCATTTGATTTACTTAAATCGTTATCGACAGCCAATAATTGATCATGGGTGCGTGATTCATAATACGCACGGCGTTCTGCTGCTGTCTCCTCTGGGATTCGTGCAAGCATAAGACCTCCCACGCTGATAACACCAGCATGTCGGCCATCGTCTACTGAAGGACTGCTGAACTCTGGGTACTCATCAGAACGTACTAATTCATAACCTTCACGTAATTTACCCGTGACGTTAATACGGTCTTCTTGTCCACCAGACTCTGCACGTATCCAACGGTGCTTGTATCCAGGAGGCGCAGGAGGCGCATCCAATCGTGAAGGAGGGGCCCAAGATTTGCGACGCGCAGTAGTTTCGCGAGAATCGGTCTCACGGGCACTGCGATTAAGTTTTGGCACATTGGTATCTTGACTCATTTTATTACTCCTTAACGTATTTGGCGTATTCTTCTAACGGAACACCCAATTTTTTAGCAATCGCAACTTGACTCGGTGATAACCGGACAGTGCGGCGTGCGTTATTTACTCCAGAAGACCTGGATGCAGGCGCAACCGTTTGCACGGGTCGGTTGGTCCTGGTTTTCGTATTAAATTGCGTAGGGAATGCCTCGCGCAATCTATTATTTAGCTCATCATAATACTCATCTGAGTTTGGGTCAAATCTTTCTGCTAAAACTAGCTGTTTATGTATGCCTTGAGCCGCGTGTGTCATTGCAACGTTCTTGCCATACCATTCGTTCTCCTCGGCCCACGCTTCTGCTTTAGGGTCGTAGGCAGGGCGTTGTTGCTGAACAGGTTGCTGCGCTTGCTGTTGAACGGGCTGTTGTGCCTGCTCTTGAGCCACTTGACGACGAGAAGCAATGTCAGACAAGCTGCGTTGTTCCAGTTGAATTTCCATCAAGCGTTCTTGCGCTTCGATTTCAGTATCGTAATCGCCTTCTTCACGTGCCTTACGGATAATCTGTTTTAGCGCTACAGATTGCGTTTCAATACGGCTCTTTGCTTCGCCTAGACGGGCATTGTCAGATTGATACGCTTGTTGTTCGTAAGCCTGGGCCTTTTCTTGTACGCTTTTCGCGTATTCCAAAGCGGCTTGTTCGCGACGTTCGGTCTCACGCAGACGCGCTGTAAGCTTGTCAATACGTTTCTTTACCTTTTCGCTGTATACGTCTAGCTCTTCGCCTTGTGCTTGAGCCGTTTCCGTCTCTACAATAGGCGCTGCCGACGCTTCATTCTCAACGAGTTCAGAGCCACCGTCTTTATCAATCTCGACAGTCGCTGAACTTTCGTCTTCCTCTCCTACCTTAAAATCTAATTCTTCAGCCATATCTTTCTACTCCTTACATATGCAAGATGTCTTCTGGGGAATTTACAATGCCCAAGATTTCATCATCGTTTAAAAAACGGATTTCACCACCATCGATAGAAATACGTGAACCTGCGTACCTGCCAAAAATAATCCAATCGCCTTCTTTGCACCATGCGCCGAATGGGAATTTGGATTCGTCTTTGTAGGCTAAATCACCCAAGCTTAATACGTAGCCACAATTGGTAGCCAGCTGCGTACGTTTCTGAGTTTCTTCTGCTATCACAATACCGCTTTTCGTGCGTTCTGCGCCACGATAAGGCAATATTGCTACACGCCATCCTGTAGGACGAGGAATACGGCTTATGGCCTCCTCTGGTATCAGGGATGGGTCGAACTGACCGTCAGCATTGTAAGCATCGTCAATAGACGGCTGTTTATTCTGCTCATTCTCTAGCCACTTCTTTTCTAGCGCTGTTAGGTTCTTTGTTTCTTCTTCTGCCATAAGGGTCTCCACGGTTAAAAATCTAAGTCATCAGGATTAGAATTCAAGGAGTCCTTGATCATATCCTCTACGAGTTTTAAGCCTTCTAGACGCCCCATCATAAAGCGATAACGCTCCATGTTGGCAATGGTTCCGTTCAGCACAATGGCTTCGGAGTCCGACTGTAACTTTCTAACTTCCTTAAGAAGTCTTTCTGCATATTCAAGCATGGTTCAATCTTCCATGTAAAAGGCAGACGATCAAGAGCCCTCGTCTGTAGGCTTAAAACTATTTACAATTCCAGCGTTTTAATGACGCTGCTTTCCTTGTTGGGCGGCCTTTCTCATCGACCATAGGGCCAGGCATGCCTGACATCCTTGCGCAGAAGGACTTACGTCGTGCTGCGTCTTT